TGTAGCATCTTCCTCGCCTCCCGTCGCCGTCTCCTCGTCGGGCTTTTTCGGTTCCTCGCCCTCCTTGCCTTCACCCGGTTCCTCGATGTCCTTCATGAGGTGCATCCCTTTCATCTTCGCCAGAGCCTCGGCGTTGGCCGGCACGTTGACGACGGACACTTCGAGCAGCTCGTTTTCCATGAGCTTGATGATCTCGTTCCCGTTGTCGATCTCGTACACTTTGTTCATGAATCCGACCGAGAAGGCCCGGAGATATCCGCCCTTCACGAGACGGAAGGCGGTCGCTGCCGTGTCGTATTCCTCGACGGCGAACTTCATGGCCCCCGCGAGATTCTTTTCCTCGAATCCGATTTGTACCATCTGCGCGAGCGGGAACTGGTAATTGTCATGGCTCCACAGGACGACGGGGTTCCGGATGTAATTGTCCAGCTTCCATCCTTCCTGAACGACGACCTCCCCATGTCGGTCGACGGTTGCAGTGGAGAATACGCCGCGGACGATGTAATTCTTTTCGTCCACGTCCTTCTTCTCGAAGGTGAATGTCTTGACGACGCGCTGGCTGCTAAGCAGGGTCTTTTTCATATCGTTGGAATTGTAGCACGTTTTACTCTTCAAGGAATGCAGGACCGATCACGCATCGGCAGTTCGGCTCGTTCGGCGACTGCAATCCGTTCGTGAACGCGGCGTCAATGGCCACGATCTCGCCCCCCACGCCGCCCTGCGCCTTGTCCTTGTGCTCGTCCCGCACGCGGTCGTCTCCGGCGTTTATCCATTCTTTGGCGTTCGTCCCTCCCTGTCTGAACGATTCCATGAGCCCTTGGTTGTTCGCGGCCGTCGCTTCCGTCCGGGCGATCAACTCGTCGCGCCATAGCGGGAACTCGTTATAGACTTCTTCGACCCGGTTCCTGAGCTCGACGATCCCTTCCGCTGCCTCGATCCCTTCCGAGAGGGTCTTGTCCAGTCCTTCGAGCGTCGTGCTTCCCACCGACTGCGCGAACTCCTTGGCGCGGTTCTTGATCCATTTCTCGATCTCTTTTGTCGAATCCCGGAACGTATCGCTCGGAGCCACGACGTCCATCCCGTCCACTCCGGCGTCCACGAGGATCTGGCGAATGCGCGGCGTGATGAAGTCCAGCGTAAAGCCGAACTCGTCCTCCTCGTTGAAAATGTCCTGCGCTTCCAGCTTCTTCGTCCTCTCCGATTTCTTCACCGCCTTGTCGAACGCCTTGAGTACGCGAGCCGCCTGCTTCTTGAAAAACACGTCGGCCTCCTCCTTCAGCTTCGATGCCTGCCCGTCAATGGCCTTGTTCACGAACGCGTGATAGTTCTTCCGCACCTCGGCGTCCGTGATAAGCGAGCGGTTCTTTTTGTGAACCCGTACCTTGTGCGTCCGGAGATACCGCTTCAGCCGGATGTAGCTCGCCATAAGCTCCTCCTTGGCCTCCAGTTTTGCCTTCAGTGCGCTCCGTCCACGGAAGTCGAACCGCTTGACCCGGTCCAGCATCGACACGTACTTCGCCCCCAGGTACGCCTCGCTCGGCGTCTCTCCTCCCATCTTGACCCCCTTCTCGCCCTGCGGGAGTCCGCCTACGGCCACGTTATTGAGCGGCTGGTACAGCGTCCATCCTCCCTTGATAGGCGGCAGTCCGATCTCGGCGCGCGCTTCGTTCAAGAGCATGATGCCGGCCTGCGTGTATGCCGTGAGCTCATTCTTGATCTGCTCCCTGTTCTTCGGCGTCGGGTCTTCGTACGAGAGCCAGAGGTCGTCGCCGAAGTCCGGCACGACCATCTCCTCGTTGATCTTTTCCGTCATGGCCTCGATCTCGGGCTTGATGGTTTCACCGAGGAAGATCGCCAGCCCCGTCTCGCTGTTCGCCCGGTTCACGTCTTCCGTGATTGTCAGCACCGACTTGGGAACTCCGAACGCGACCAGAATGTCGTCGCGCGTGAACTTCAGCGATTCGATGTAGTCCATCTCCTTCTGCGACAAGCTGATGATCTGATATTCCAGCCCGTTGTCGAGGATCGCCACCTTGCTCCCCTTGCCGACGCCCCGGTATTTCCGGTCCCAGCCTTCCCTGATGTCTTCCTTCTGCTCGGCGTCCAGTCCGATCGAGCTGTTCTTGATCACCGCGTCAGGCCGCGCCGAGTTCAGGAAGAAGTCTTTTTGATATTCGTTCATGTATCCCTCGCTCTCGACGCGGGTGATCGCCGCTTTGAGAGGCGACATGCCCGTGTGAGACGAGAGCGGGTCCGGCTTCTTGAAATGCACGATCTCCTCCGGCTCGAAGAACTCGCGCGTCCCGTCTTCCTTCAAGAGCTCGTATCGCTTCACGAACCGCTGAGGGTCTGCCACGACGGTCATGAGGTCAGGCCGTAGGTTCCAGAGTTCGATCACCCTTCCCCCGTTGTTCTTGACCTTGTACCAGAACGCGTCGCCCGTGCAGAGCAGGTTGATCATCGTGATCTGCCAGAACTCGCTGCGCGTCTGGAACTGGTTGCATTTGTAGAGCAGGTCGATGGCCGGATGCACTTCGATCTCCTTCATGTCTCCCTTCGAGTTCTGCACCCGGTACAGTTCGAGCGGGATGCTCGCCACCTTGGTCGCAATCTTGTTGACGCACGCGAATACGTACAAGGACTTCCGGTACTTTTCCAGAAGTCCTTTTGCGTTCACGGATCCGCGCGTGATCCGTGCCAGCAGTTCTAACCCTCCTTCGATAACCTCTCCGCTGTCTTTTGTGCGGCCCGTGAAGAACCGCTTGATGCGTGTGTACAGGGACATATTGCCCTGATTGTAGCACGCCTTTAGATCCAGGTAACGCCCGGCGCCGGCGTCTTCCGTACCGCCCAAGCGATAGCCCGGCTCATGACGCGGTCGTCATGCTTGTCCTTTCTGGCTTCAGCCTTGCCCTTCTCGTTGTAGATCATGTCCCGTAGCTCGTCCTCGGCTTCCACGTACGACTCGATAAGCTCTCCCTTGCGGTAGGCCTCTTCAAGCTCGGATATCATCGTCGGCCGGTTGTGGCTTCCGGTATCCCATTCCATGAACCTGAGTCTGAGCTGCTTCGCCTTCTGCACATGCGCGACTCCCAGCCCGTTCTTTTCGACGGCGAGGTGCATCTTGAACCCCCTGATGATGGGCGTGATCTTCGCCCAGAACACGTCAATGGGCTCGTTCGATGCGTGCTCGTAGATCACGGCCGCCTTCTGTCCGGGCGGTACGTCGATGACCGAGAAGACGTGTCTGTCCCCCGTCGGCGTTCCTTCCGCTCCATCGACTGCCGCGTACAGCCTGCGAGACTTCAGCGCCTCCTTCTCTTCCTTGCTCGCTTTCCATTCCGAGAACATGCCGAGCGGAATCTTCCGTCCCGGATCACGCACGATCTGCGAGAACACGCTGCGGCCGCTCTGTAGAAAACACGTCACGTCGTCCTCCGGGTATTCTTGGAAGAACATGATGCCCTTGTCCCAGATCTTATAGCGACGCCACTTCATCTGCCCCGCCGTGAGAACTATCCCGTATTCCTCCGACACCGACTTGACCACGCGCATCTCCTCCTCGTCCATCGACGCCACGAAGTCCGCTGCCGGCATGTCGATCATCTCGCGCACCGTGGCCGATAGCCCGTCCCTCTCCCTCTCCGTCATGTTGTCCGTCGAATACTCCCCGTCGATAAACCATGGAATGAATATCGGGGTGTACGAACTGCGCCCCGCCTTCGCCTTCTGCCACATGTCATAAAACTGTTCCCGTCCGTTCGGCGTCGTCTCGATGTCGATCTGCCCGAACTCTGCCGCCTCGCCGACGCTGTTCAGGATCTTTTCCAGGTCGTCATAAAAGGCCGCCTCCGAGAGGTGTGCGCGTTGGATCGTATCGCCTCGACCGAACGCCCGCGCCCCTGCCGTACCGATAAAGTACGAGCTCCCTGATTTCGGGAACTTGATCTCCGTCTTCGAGTCCGTCGAGATTGCCGGCGGCACTTCCATATCGTCAATGAAGGTACGCACCGCCTGGAAGAGACGCTTGGTCGCTTCCTTTTCGTGGCTGATGACGACGGCGTTCGTGGCCTTCCGGATGCAGTCGATGAGCTGGTCCGCGTCGATGACCTTACTGAGCCCCTTCTGTCGGGCTTTGAGGATCAGGTTGCGGCGCGTCTTTCTCTGCCAGTACAGCTCCTGCGCTTTGTTCAGCAGGAACTTCCCCAGCACCTTGCGCTTGTCCCGGATCTTCAGCAGGCCCTCCAAGAGCTCCCTGTTTGTTCTTGTTATTCTCATATTCTGCGTTCAGCCTGTCCTCGTCTTCCCGTAGCAGGTCTTCCAGCGTCCGCTCGCCGGTGATGACCGTCATTTCGGCCTTCTTGCGGAATCGCGGATCCATGCGCTCCAGGTAGAACCGGACGGAGGCCGGGTCTTTTTTCAAATGCACGAGCTCCTTGAGAACTTCGACCGCGTTCTCGATCTCATGCTCGATGGCTACCTCGCACGCCTTCACGAACTCCGGGTCGCTGTCCTTCCATTTGTAGTACGTCTTCCGGTCTATCCCTATCTTCTCGCACGCGATGCGTACGATCCCGTTGTACTTCCCGTAGTGCTCGACAAATAACCGCTTCATCACTTTCGTCCGTTCTTGATCCTCTCGCTTCTGCTTCTCCTGAGAATCTTCTACAGTGTGGACTTCTGTGGACTTTTGCGGTTGCTCTTCGCCCTCTTGTTTTTTGATTTCTTCGCTTTGCATAGCTTTTATTTGTCCATTAACCATCTTGCAA